CGATTGTACGTTTGACCAGGCCAAATTCGACACAAAGATTTGTAATCGGGTTAGCAACCCTGGTCTTTATGTCGGATCGGTCGATCTTTCCCAGGCAACAGACAATCTCCCAAGAGCTTGGGGAATTGAGTGCGTCGAGCAGATTCTGCTCTGGCGGTGTTGCTCCACCGTAAAGTCGTCCTGGAATCTCTTCTTAGAGATGGCAGGCGGCAGGTGGGACAACGATGGCCATGTATCAGTTTGGCCGGTTGGGCAACCTCTTGGTACCCTTCCAAGCTTTAACTTACTAGCCATCACGCACAATCTGTTGCTCGAGTCTCTCAGCTTTACGCTGGGGATGGGGCACAGTCCCTACTGTATCCTTGGAGACGACCTTTTGGTCTTCAACAAGAAAGTTCGTAAGGCTTACATCCGCTTTATGACAGATGCAGGTGTGCCTCTCTCTCTCCACAAGAGCTACGAGGGTAACCTTGTAGAGTTCGCTGGAAAGACGTTTATCAGGAACCAAGTTCCTGCTTATACGTCTGACCACGGACCTCTCACGTGGAACTCGTTGTTTGACTATCAACGAGCTACGGGAGTTAAAATCCCTTGGCAGCGTCTCCCCAGGGAGATGAAGCGTCGAGTTGAGTCCATCGTGTCATTGCACCTCACTAGGTGTGATGCACGGCGCGTTTATGAACTCGCCCAAATGGGCTTACTTCATGAACGCGGCAGTCTGGGTGGTCCGCTTAGTCCTCGGACCATCGACTCGCTTGCTGGATTTTATCTGTCTTTGTATGAGGATGAGGATAAGCCGCTTCCTGATCCTTATACTGACAGTGGTATAGTGATGATCGCTGGTCACCCTGTGACCTATGCTGATTATCGCTATGCGGATAAGAATGGACATTTTGTCCGTTTTCATCCAATCCAGCTTCCTCAATGGTACAAGGAAAAGTTCCGTCCTTGTGCCACTGATAAGATTGTCCATGCCGCCGCACAGGCGCTGAAAAGCGTCTGACGATGACAAGAACAAGGC